ATAACTTTTGCACGTATGCAACGAGGCTCGATAAGAATGGACGGGTGAAATCCGAAGCTTTAAAATTGGCTGAGTCAGCATGGTGGGGTGAAATTGCACAACAGCAACTGAAAGAAAAAACCGACAGGCTATTTAACGTAGAGCCATGCCCCCAGAAGTACAAAGAAATCGTAGCAAGGATAAAGGAGGTTTGGCAATTTACAGATAATGAAATTGATGCTTTCAGGTATTTCGTATGCCAGACAAGGCGTGAAAATCATAACCCTTCTCTCAACAAAAGCCTTTTTTTGTGGAGCGGTGCTAAGCAAACGGGAAAAACAACAGTAGCCAGGGCGTTGGCATCAGTCCTGAATGGGGAGGAGTCACTAGAGGGGGCGGGAAAGTTTGAAAGTACGTTCAATAAAGAGATGCAAATAAATGATCACGATTTGCCGCTTGCAGCACAATACAACTGCGTTATTTTGGACGAAGCGATGCCGAAGGATAGCTCTAAGTCTTACGGGCGTGTGAAAGCGATGCTCACCTCGAATTCCTGTAGCTACAACCAGAAGTACGGTAGAATTATCCCGATGAGGGCAAAGAGGTTCTACATTTACACGTCAAACGACGATATTAGCGATTTTATTCAAGACACGAGCGAACGGCGTTTTATCCAAATTTTAATGAACAAAATGCCAAAACAAATTTCTTTCGATGAAATTTATGTTATTTGGAAGACGTTTGCTCAAAATTGCACGCCTGAACAGGACTGGCAGGAGTGGTACAATTCATTTGAAGATATTGACGGATTGCAGAAAAAAGATATAGACTATTTCAAGAGCGAAATACTAAATAATCCTTTCGTTATCAACTCTTTGCGAAATTTGGAGGGCTACTCCCTGACCTTGAAATCGTTTGAAGATCTTATAATTAGGGGGAAAACGACACGAGACGAACGTCGGAACCTAGGGCTTGCGATTGAGAGTATCGTTGGGAAACCGAAAGGCTACAGATGGTCGAAAATCCAAGCTTTGGAAGCCATCGACGAAAAAATAGAACTGCAAATGACTGATGCAGGAATCGACACAGCAACAGAGGACAAATTACCATTTTAAAAAATTTTTAAAACTTAAAAAAATGCAGATAATTAGCCTTTTCGGAGGTATAGAAGGCTTTGGATTAGCAGGATATCAAATAGGATGGGATTTAATTTTGAGCTGTGAAATAGCTGAATTCCCATCACTTGTAACAAAAAGAAATTTTCCAAATACTTTTCACCATTCCGACATACACACTCTGAATTATGAAACAATCATTAAAAACTCAAGATGGAACCCGTCCGATACAACAATCGTTGTGGGCGGGTTCCCGTAATGACCCTGTCAACCGTATTCCCTTGCCGGGAAGCGAAAAGGCGCAGATGATGACAGACATCTCTGGCCGTTCTGTATTGACGCGGTGCGAAATGTTCAACCGGACTACTGCGTTTTTGAAAACGTTCCCGGCCTTGTTAATTGGTCAAAAGGGGTGGTATTCGAGGAAGTGCAATCTGATTTGGAAGCTCAAGGCTACGAAGTCCAATCGTTTATTCTTCCAGCTGCAGGTGTCGGTGCCCCGCACCGAAGGGATAGGGTCTGGATTGTGGCCTACGGCAACAAGCGTACAACGGGACCATCCAGAACGAGTACAGGGACTACTGGAAAAGGGAGCGGAAACAATGATGAGCCGAAAGAACGGGGAAAACAGACCGAACAGCATTTTGGATATGGCAATGTTTGTGGGGTTAATACCGACACCGGATTGTTCGGACAGGAGAAGCGACAAAAGCAGTCAATGGGGATTGAGCAATTATGCGAGAAACGGATTATTGCCTACTCCAGCGACACGCGATTACAAAGGGGCAAGAAGTTCGGAGGCATTACAAGAGAGCGGCAGGAATCATACAAACAGCCTGCCGGACGCATTTGCACAGACTGGCAAAACTTCCCAACTCAATCACCGATTTGTAATGGAGATGATGGGATTTCCACCGACATGGTGCGATATATACTACGAAATGGCGGAGATTGCTATACAGAAGAAGAGGCAGAGAAAGAAGCCAAAAGGATAATATCGAAAGTAAGAGCTGAAGGGATTAAAGCAGGTGGGAACGCAATAGTTCACCAAGTTGCTTTGCAGATTTTTAAGGCGATAGAAGACTTTGAAAATCAATTGCAAAAGCCAGCGCTGCGGCTTTGATTCAAGAGTTTAACCAAGTAACAGCATAAAACTAAACAGATGAAAGCAATTTTAAAAAACATGAAGCTACAGGACTGCTATTTTAAAACATGCAGTTATTGCCCATTTGTTCAATTCTGTTACAAAGAAAATGAAAACCTAAAAACAAAAGTATGGAAGCAATTGGAAAATGTGAAGTGTGCGGAGGCAAAATTATAGAAGCTGGAAACGGGAATATATTTTGCAAAGACTGTGCAGATAAGAATTTCGGAGAAAAATTACAGGCGTGGGCAGATAGAAAAGAAAAACAGCGTATTGTAAGACGTGCGGAGGCGAATAAACGCTAACGATAAGTATATGGCAAGTTGGGGATTAAAATGTGCTACCCTATCGAGCCACGACAAAGTTTATTGAAAGCACAAATTTAGCAAATGGTAACGACACCCACAATTTGCTATATACATTGTTGGGGTGCGTTTATATTAAAATTATCATGAAAAAATATTTAGCTTTTGATGGTATTAACTGCGAATACGAAGAGTTTGAAACAATAGAAGAAGCTCAAAAATGGCTTGAAGAATGTTTCTTAGATTCTGATGAAGGTTATCATCCTGACATGGATTCCTGCAAAATATTTAAACTTAAACAAACTGTATCATACGATGTAGTTGATAAAAAGGAAAATTACAAATATGTGTACGAGGAAGATATACCAGAAGATGATGAAGAATCAGAAGCATGGCCATACAGCACTTCATTTGATGAAATATGGGAGCATAAGTTTGTTACGGTGTCTTAAATGCCACACAACGTTTGACGGTAGCAGTAGTACGGGATTTAACCGCACAAAGCTATCAATTTACACGAATAATATTAAAATGCAGTACATTTAAATTAACCACTAACACCCGTATTACTGCTACCGTGTGTTAGGCAACGTTTATTTTATCATGGAGAAATTTAGAACAAACTTGGGAGCTGAAATAGTAAAATGTAAGGTAATTAAAGAAACCAATGCTCGAATAACTTACGAAAAAGTATATCATTCGTGGCGAACTAATGAAAATGAAACAAGAATTGAAACAGAAAACAAAGTGTCATCTGGGCACTCATGGCACAATACATTAGAGGAGGCTAAATCGTTTTTAATCGAAAAGCATAATCAAAAGATTCAAGGACTTAATAATCAAATAGAATATGCTAAAAAACAGATTGAAACTGTGGCTTCTTTAAATGTTGCCTAACACAGATATAGCGTCAATATCAAAAATCTAACTTTATACCACAAAAGAATATGGGAACAACAAAACTAAAAGAACTAAAAAAGCAGTATGAGTTTGTCTGCAACGAATATGTGACGAAATTCTGTAACAAACAAGGGATGGATTTTGAGGGCTGGTATTTTTTTTTGTATATTTGTGTATGGAAAAAATAACAGGAATATACAAAATAACATCCCCAAGTGGCAAAGTTTACATTGGGCAGTCGGTTGATATTTATAGAAGATTTAATTATTATAAATCTAATAATTGTAAGAAACAAAAGTTATTATATAATTCACTTTTAAAATATGGATATAATTCACACTTATTTGAAATTGTAAAAGTTTGCTTAAAAGAAGAATTAAATAAATACGAGATAGAGTTTATAAAAAAATACGATTGTTTTTTCACCAAAACAGGACTTAATTTAAGAAGTGGAGGAAACCAAAATAGGTTATCGAAAACATCAATTGATAAAATAAAAGCAAAACGAGCAAATCAGGTAATAACAGAAGAAACAAAAAATAAAATAAGGCAATCGTTAATTGGTAGAAAAAAAAGTCCTGATACGGTATTAAAAGGAGTTCAAACAAGGAAAAGTAATGGATATTTTCATTCCAAAGAAACAAAGATTAAAATAGGTATATCTAATAAAAATAAATTATTAGGCAGAAAACTAAGCGAAGAAGTAAAATTAAAAATAGGGAATAGTAACAAAGGAAAAACATTAACAATTGAAATGAAAAAAAATATTTCAAAAAGAATGATTGGAAATAAAAACCCTTGTAAAAAAGTGATAAATTATGAAACAAAAGAAATATTTAATTCAATTAAAGAAGCCTCTGATGTTTTAAATATCAGTCAATCTTACTTATCACAGCAATTAAATGGGAAAAGGCGTAATAAGACAAAATTAATGTATTTATGAGTTTAAAAAAATTACAAAAAGATTATTATAACATATGCAATGAATATATTGATGCTTTTATAAAGAAGCAATCTATGTCATTTAACGGCTGGGTAGCTGATACCGTAGGTAGTATTGCTTGTTGTAACGATTTTTACTTTAGTTTTCAAGACATTGTTTGGGATGTAAACTCTAAACAACCAAAGGGGGCAATAGTCGATTGGTATTATGATAATTTGGAGACACCCGAAAAATCAATCAACTATTTCAGTTACACAAAAGGGCTTCGAGTGTCGGGATTAATATAACCGCTAACGTTTCCGCTATGAGTAGGGCGGAATTAACAAAACGAAATTATCGGACTCAATTTTAATTTTAATAAAAAATAAAAACCATGACAGAACATGAATTAAA